TGAGCCTCAACAAGCGTGGGGCTCGCAAAACCAAAAGCGAAAGAGAGGTGAAAGCATAAAATGCCACTGTTGGGTCGCAACGCCGTCATATTAAAGGGCGCAACTGAAATCGGCTACTGCAGCAGCGTCACAGTAAGCATAGACGTTGACTTGGTCAAGGAATACGCCATAGGCGGAGCAAACCCGGATAAGCCAGCATTCCTCGCAAGTGGAAACAAAAGCTTCAAAGTTAGCATAGACAAAATGTATGTTGACGGAGCCCACGCCAACGACGTTCTAAACGGAACAGCACTAACCATAGAAGTTCGCCCAGAAGGAACAGGCACGGGCAAGCCGAAGATAACCGTAAGCAACGTCATCTTGAACAGTTGGGAGCTAAGCATAGAGCAAGACGGCGTAATAATGGAATCCGTTGAAGGTGAAGGAACAGGCATCGCATGGGGCACACAGTAGGAGGCTAACCAATGCCACTCCTCGGAAGACAAGCACTACTTTACCGAGCAACTTACCCACCAAACCTACCCGTTTCGCCAGCTGCAAACAGCACAAGCGAGGCTTTCACACCAGCCGAACGCATGGACGCTGGAGAAAAAGCACGCGTCACATACACATACACAAGCAACGCAAACATAACAGCTTTACAAGCAGTTTTCCGCTGGCTTGACAAGGCTGGAGCGGAAATAAACAGAAACACCGTTGACTTGGCACCTAACACAACGGCCACACGCACAGACGAGTTCACAGCCCCAGATGGAACTGTAAACTTCCAATTCGGAATTAAAGCCACAAGCGGAGCAACAGCAGGCAGCGCAGGCGCAAACAACATAACGGAGCGCATACTCTTCGGCTTGGCTAAAACATGCACCGTAAGCGTAGACGTAGACCTTGTGAAGGAGTATGTCATAGGCTCCGATAAGCCATCAATGCTTGCAAGCGGAAACAAGGGCTTCAAAGTAAGCTTCGACATGCTCTACATGGACGACAAATACGCGCAGAAGGTTTTAGCCGGAAGCAAATTCGACGTTATAGTTGCACCTGACGGATGGGCAACTGGAAAACCGCTTGTCACACTACGCAACATTGTCCTAAACAGTTGGGAGCAAAGCATAACGCAGGACGGCGTAATAGCAGAATCAGTCGAGGGCGAAGGGGAAAACATTGAGGTGACAACACAGTAGGAGGCGTGAAAACGTGAGCGAGAAGTATGAAGAAAAACTGCGCCAGAAAGAAGCTGAAAAAGGCGTGAAGGCTGAGCTTTTCAGTCCAAGCGACATACTTGCAGACGCTAATGCTGTGAGGCGGGTTTACATTCCGGAAATTGACCGCACAGTGGAATACTGTCCACTAAGCCTAAAGGACTTGGAAGAGGTGAACAAGGCTAAGTCGGACCAGGAACGCGCAACGAGGACATTGTGGAAGATGCTAAACAAGGCGAACAGCGAATGGACGCTTGAAAGGGTTGAAAGCCTACCAGTAAACGTTGCAGCAGCAATAATCAGGCACATAACGCCCCCTTTAACGCAGACAACGCAACCATCGGAGAGTGGACCCGCACAAACACAACAGCCCAACTATACGGCCTAATAATGCACGAATACGGCTACACACCAACAGAGCTTGCAAACCTAACACCTTTCCAACTCAACTTTTTGGCTGAATGGCTCGATTGGTATTGGCGCAAACAAAGGCTGAAGCAAAGGTGAAAAACACATGAGTTTAGAGACACGTTTAACAGTTAAAGCGGTTGACGAGGCATCTGAAACCCTGCAGAACGTTGGAAAAAACATCCAACAACTCGGCGAAGAAGTTGAAAGCACAGGACAACAAACAAGAAAGGCTGAAGCAAGCACACGCGACTTGATAACAGGCTTCAGCGGCTTGGCGACAAGCGCCTTCGCCTTGTATAGCGCAGTAGACCGCGTCCAAGACACGCAAGTCTCGCTTGACAGGGCAAACCTACAAGTTAAAAGCAGCCTAAACGCTGTTGAAGACGCCCAGAAACGCTACAACGCTGCTGTGGAAAAATACGGTGCAGACAGCGAACAAGCGCAGGCAGCAGCAAAAGACCTGCAGATAGTCCAAGAACGCTATCAGGTGGCTGTTGAAAGGGCGCACATGCTTCAGGGCAACCTGAACGAGGCCATGGTTCAAAGCGCGTTAACGGTTATCCCAACGCTCATAACAATGGTTGACAGCGGAGCAAAAGTTTTCCAGAATTTCAGCGGAGTAACACAAGCGCTTAGCGGAGCAATGTCATTTCTCGCAGCCAACCCAATAGTGCTCGCCATCGCTGGAATAGCAGCGTTAACTGCAGGTTTAGTATACGCCTACAACACATGCGAGCCCTTCCGCAATGCCATAAACGCCATTGGAAAAGCCATCTACGACTTTTTTAAGCCCGCCGTAGACGCAATAACTAACGCGTTAAACTGGCTGTGGAACAACATCATAGTCCCATTCATAGGCACACTCAAACAGTTATGGGATGTGATAACGGGTAACCCTATTCTTGCCTATCTTTTTGGTCCAATAACTCAAATCGCCTACTTGATCCAACATTGGGACCAGGTTACAAAGATTTTAGGCGACACCTGGAACGCGGTTACAAGCGCAATAAGTGGCTTCTGGAATACGTATATTGTGCCGATAATAAACGCCATTCAAACCGTTGTGATCTCAGCCGTAAACTTTTGGATAGGCGCAATGCAAGCTTTACAGAATGCTTGGAACACTGTGACAAGCGCGATAAGCGGTTTCTGGAACACTTACATTAAACCCATCATCGACTTCATCTGGGGAACTGTTAAAGCAGCCTTCGACTTTTGGATAGGCATACTTAAAACGCTCGGCGACGTTTGGAGCGGGATATGTAAAGCCATAGGCTTCGACTGGGACAGCTTCGTTAAACCCGTTGTGGACGCGGTTAAATGGTTCGCAGACACAATTTACGGCATATTCAAAACGCTCTTCGGGTGGCTTATAGGCGGAAGCGTCTGGACAGATCTCTGCAGTGGCATAGTTGGCGTATGGAACAGCGTTGTGATGCCCCTCGTGAACACGGTTAAAGGCTTCTGCGACGCTGTTGTCGGGTTTTTCCAAGGCTTAGCAAACAGTCTAAGCGGAATATGGAACGGCATAGTAAGCGGCGTCCAATCAGCATGGAACACGATTACAAGCACCCTTTCCAACATTGGCGGAGCCGTAAGCAACGCCATAGGTGGTGCCGTCAGCAGTGCGGGAGACGCCCTCGGCAATTTCGCGAACACCGTTGGCGGAGCCATGAGTGGCGCTTGGAACGCCATAAGCGGTTTTATAGGAAGCATATGTTTTGCTCATGCTATTCACCACGCGGTTGAATCAAGCGTCAAAGACCTTGGCGAATGGGTTGACGTTGTGAGGGAAAGCATGAGTGAGGGAGTTGAAAACGTTAAGGGCTTCATCAGTGAGGTTGGTAAGCCAGCTTTAACCGTTGGCGGTGTAAGCGGGGTTGGCGCTGCTGCTCCTATACCTGTCGCACCGGCAGCGCCCGTAACCGTTAATGTTACTGCTCCACTTGTGAATGTGGAGGGCAGCGTGGACAGGCGGACAGCGGAGTATGCAGCCCAGCTTGTTGCTGAAAAGTTGAAAACCGTGCTGATTGAGGCTTCTTCAAGTGCTGCTCCGACAAAGCGCATCCGCATCTCAGGGGGAATCGCATAATGCTGCTCAGCGAGATGGTTAGGCAAATAAAAAAGGAGGCAACACTCCACAATGACACGGCAGGCTACACAAGCCCAACAACACATGACTGGACAACGAGAAAAAGTAAAGCTATAACGCTTTCTGAGCCGAGCCTCGTTTTCGTGCGGTTTAAGGGCTACAGCAGCGGCTCAAACGCCATGGGAAGCCTAAGGCTAATGCACAACAACGACCCCGTGCTGGTATACCAGCTTATGCCCTTCAGCGCCATTCAACACAGCCTGCTAATGTATTTGCCAACTGGAAACCACCAGTTTGACCTGCAGACAAGCGTCTACAGAAGCCCAAACAACAACGAAGTCGCCGTCATAACAGAATTCTACATAGCAGTTTTAGGAT